AGTTGCGGGTTTTCGTTGTCCCGTCATCCGTCTTCAAATAGCATTTGAATGCGATTATATCGCCGTTGGAATCCGTGATATTCTCCACGCGGGCAATCTCGCTGCCTGCGGACGAAAAGCAGATGTTGCCGCCGGAATAGGACAACTTCCGGACTTCCAATTCCTCAAAGACGGCTTTCACTCTGACCAGCAGTTCGTCGACCTCGACAAAGGACTTCCCCGTGGCCGTATCCTTCTTGATGATAAATCCGGATGCTCCGGACGAATAGTCCGATGACTGCAGCATATCGGCCGTCACTTTGGAGACGAACGTGGCAGCCTTCTGCGCCACCAGTTCGGACACCACGCGGAGCGGTTCTTCGGCAGACTGCGATTGAAGCGATGTGAAAGCGCCGACAAGCGACTGCACCATATCGCGGAATCTACCCTCGTCGGCCTCGATGTAGTACTTTCCGTCACTATTCCAAATGCCAAAACCCTCAACCAACTCCTGGAACGTCTTGGAAAAGACCGCCTGCAAAGTGGCCTTGCCCTCCGCGGTGATGCCGTAGTCGTCGCCGAAGAGCACACCCTTCAAGAAGGTGATGACACCCGCCGCCGTGTCGTCAGTGACCTTAGACAACTTCTCATCTCCGAGCTGCGTAAACTTCTCTATTAAAGATTTTAGCGTGCGATAGTAATAATCCGCTTTCGCCGCCGTATTGTCGTTGATGACATTCAGCGTTCTGATGGTTTCATTGGCACTTCTTACATCTTCCTTTAATGACTGTGTGTTTGATTTTATTCTTGCCGTTCCGATTGTTATTTCCTGCTGATAGGGTATGTCGATTTTCGTCACAAGTTTTGTTACTCGTGTTTCTACTTCATACCCTTTCCCGTCAGAGAACGTAACCGTCCGCCCGATATAAAGGTCGGGAGTGCTTTCTTTAAACCGGATGGGATTGGATTTTACCGTTCTGTTCGATTGGTCGGAATATCTCAGTATCACTTCTTCAATGGCCGCTGCAAGCAGTTTTTCCTGTGCAGACGTAACATATTCGCTGCCCATCGTAAGGTTATACAACACCACAGTATCATTTCCGAGCGCGGTATTCCCCATCGTGTTAAGTTCTTTCAAACTTTCTCCGTCACCCCAAGGGACAAGGCCTTCATTTGTCGTCGTGGGGATAATCAATCCGGATGCAGACTCCTCCTCAAAGCAAATCTCATAATCTCCGGCCAAAATTTTTACTCCCGTGTCACCAGTCGTTTCATTTGGGGATATTGTAGTGTCTGCATCGTGATACGTCATGGAAAACTCCCTCCCCGCGAGTGCGGAGTGACCATAGCCTTCATTCGGTTCAAACGATGCCTTTAACTCGTAACCGTCTATAATCTTTGCCGTATCACTTTCGGAAGTAAACTGAGTAGTATCTACGCCACCCGTAAAATACATTGTCTTCCCTGCGGCAAGTTCAGCGCTAAATGCAGATATTTCGCTCTCGGTTGCAATAGACTTTGTTACGGCAATACGAGTATATTTAACGCCGTTATAGACGATATTATACGCATAAGCAGCAATGGACGCGCCACCTATCATTACCCTTACTTTATATCCCGTAGAAAACGCGGAAGTAAAATACTTGGTATTCCACTTCAGTGATGTCCTGAATGAAAGATTCTCGCTCGTCTGCGTGTATATTTCCGTCACCGTGGCTTTCGGCACGGAAGTGGTATCGACGAGAAAATCACGCCATTCCTTTACAGTCTCTCCATCGGTATCATAAACGGGATATGCAAGACGTACATACCACACGGAATACATTTTATAAGTAGGATTACCGTCTGTATCAACACCATTCTGAATCTTTTGGTCATCATCATCCAAAAGATATCTCTGACGTTCCCTGACATTGTAGCAATAAAGAGTAAGTGCCGGATAGACATCCTCAAATATAAGGATTTTCGTCATATCCGGCTCGTCAGACGGCCGAACCAATGACGGATATTTCTCCTTCAACGAATCGGGAAGATTTCTCAAATCAAGAATACTGTCTTCGTATTCATCGGAAAGCGTCAGACGGGTATTGAGCGAGAATGTACCACCCGATGCCGTTATCTGATAAATATTCCTCGTAGAACCTTTGACCAAGAATCTGTTATAATATCCGTCTTTACTTGTCGTAAGTGACGGTACTCCGACATTATCTCCAACGGTCAGCGTCTCGGGGTTGACCTCGGTAAGGGAAAGGGAATCCCCGAAGTAAATCACCTTATCATCCCAGTTCCATATATACTCCGCGTCAAATGCGCTCGCCACCGCGTTGAGGGCCGAAATGATGTCAACGGAAGACATGGCAACGGTTTCCGTTTCGAGATATTCATCCACCATGTGAACCGTCCACGTATTATCATCAAGACCCAAATGACGGTCGATACTCAGGCAAATATAAGCCAAAATATTCTTCGGGTTGTCGGTAATCGTCCAATCCGTCTCGTCTATTTCGTCACCCGCACTATCATATGTATGGAGTACCATCGGCACTTTCCCAAGCCGCATGAACGGATGATTGAATTGTGGCTCATACGTGAATGATGCCTCATTCTTCCAAGTCGGCTCATAGTTATCCAATAACAGATACTTCAGCTCGTTATATTCAATATATGCCCCTGCGGGTACGGTGTATTTCTCAGTATCGTTCCATGACAATAACACATAGTCAGACTTCATCATCTCTATGACGTGTTCCGCCTTTTGAGTGATGATGACATCTTTGAAAAGTGTCCCGTCGGGATTATATACCGCTATTGTCATTGAATATCCTCCCTACTTGCCGGATTCGGCTCTTTAAACGTGATTTCCACCGTAGCAAAATCACCGTTATACGTTTTTACACTTCCCGAAGAAGAATATAACAAATGGAAAATCTTGCCTATCGTCGGCACTTTCAATGAGATAGTACCTGCCATAATCCAATCAATGAATGATTGTATCATGGAAGTGTCCTCGAATAGTATGGATAGGGTCAATTGCCGTTCGTTATAACGCTCATACCCTCCGAGATACTCCACGCCATTATCCAATCGGCAGTCGTTAGTTACATATTCCTTAGTCGGCGGCATGAGTCGTAAGGCATCCCACGACCCCCTAAGGAAACTTGCCCCGTATTCGTCGTAGATGTCCAAGAACTCGTCGCTCATTTTAATATATGCACTGCCCGTCATGCGTTCTCCTCCACAAGTTTTCTAATCTTCTCCGTTATATCCCTAATCTCGGAAATCGGCCGGGTGTTCACTTCTATTTGCTCTAAGTGTACATTTCCCTGCCGTTGCATCTCCATCATGGAACTAACACATCCGCCGATACTCTCACATTGCGCCTTCATCGCCGTAGTATCTGCTTGAATAAGTGCCGCATACGGCGTCAATACGGACATTTCATTTGTGTGTCTTTCCACGGCAATCTGAATGGCCGCAATTCTTCCAATCAATTGGTCGGCTTGGTCGGCAGTAATGTTCTGAATGAGTGAACGGCTCGCCTCTTGCTCATCGGTATATGAATATCCCAAAGACGCTTTCAGAGCCTCCGCCTCGGCCTGTTTCTCTTTCGCCATCTGCGAATATTCAGATAATAATGCCGACTTCTCCGATTGCGTCATTGTTCCGGATTTCAATGCCTCCGCCCATCGTTCGCGCCAATCTTCAAGCCAGGAATCAAAAGTATCATCAAGCACCTGCGAATTAACCAGACTTTCAATCATGGAATTGGACATATCGGTGGTGAAATCACTCACACTGCCCGACGCCTCCATGATAAACTCTTTAAACCCGTCTCTCAGATTGTCAAGAGTTGTCTGCGTTAAGTTTTGATATATTTGCTCCGTCAGTTCCTCCGTTTGTCCGGCCAAATCAACGACCGCATCCCAATACTCCGTCTTATCATAGTCGCCCGTCTCGGTGAGATATTTCCAAAGTTCGGGAGCATAGTCTTTAAGGGCTTTCAACTGCTCGGGTGTAAGGCCGTATATACTGCTGAGTCCGGTTATTTCGGTTTGGTCTGTCCCCGCCGCCTTAAAAGCAAGTTGCGCAATGGCGTTATACGATGCGATTATGTCATCGTCTATCTTTGATTGATTGGAGTGGTGCGCCTTGGTGTAAGACATCTGAGCCTTCAAAGTCTCCATTGCCAAACGATTAACCTCCTCCTGCGCGTCCAAAGCGAGGGAATAGGAATAGATGGCGCTTTGACCCGCTGAGTTTCCTATCGCCTCTTTCAAGTCATTTACACGGTCAGTTAGTTTTTCAATAGCCTTTGTATTCTCCTCGGTGATTTTTTGGACTTCCTTTGCGTTTCCTCCCCCAATGCCGAGTGCCGTTCCGAAACTCTTTACCGCCGAAAACGCTTTCATGGCAGCACCGAGGTAGTTGCCGGACATATAATCCGTAACCGCTCCCGCGGCGGCGTTTGCTCCTTCCGCGGCAGCATTTACCCGTTCTTTATCCTCATCGCCACCGATATTGAACATATCCATAAGGTCGCCCGTACTCGTTAACGCGTTCCCTAAATCCGAAAACGCACCTGCAGCAAGTGAGCCGTAATCCGCCGCGTTCATTGCGGCATTCGCTGCATCTGCATCTGCTTTTTGCTTTGCCTTTGACGCTTTTTCTGCCGCCTTAGCGGACTTCGCCTCCGCTATATCGAGTTTGCCAAGCTGCTTAATAAGGGTATCGCCGCCTTTCATTCCCTTCGCCTTGTCTTTCAGGCTGTCTTTATCGGAAAGTTCAGACTCGCTCATCCCCATCTTTTTCATCTGCTCAAGCACGATGGAACGTTGAACGCCGGCACCTGCTGCGGCATAGTCGGATTCCCCTTTCGCCTTTTCATATGCCGCATGCGACTGTTCTGCAATCATACGGCGGTCGTTGATTTCCGAAACGGCCTTACCAGTCTCAGGCAGAAAAGTTCCAATACCGAATTTCTTGCCCGATAATCTGTCCGTAATTTCCCGTATCTTGGTGGAAATGGTCTCAATATCCTCAACGCTCAAGTCCTTACTTTCGGACAGGAATTTCCGAAGTTTATCTCTCAGACTTTCAAGAGAAGACGCGCCCATCCGGTCAAGATTATTAAATACGCCCTCCCAGTCAATGGAGTCTTTGAAAGCCGCCATGTCAAGCGAGGATTGTGACTTCACCAATTCTTCTTGTAAGGCCGCAATCTTATACATCTTCTCTTCGGCGGTCGCCTCTGCGTCTTCATTGATTTCCCGAATCTTCGCCGCGGTTTCGCGCGCCAATGCCTCCTTTTGCTGCTGGTAGGAACCATATTGCTTGAGATAGTCAATCATGGCACGTTCAGAGCGTTGCTTTTCCTGCTTGATACGCTCTTCATCCTCGGACGTATATTTGGCGTCCAGAGCGTCTTTTTCGGCCTGAATAATTGCTGATTGGCTTTCGTTTAATGTTACGTTTTTATATAGCCCACGGGAAAAAAAACCTTCTTGTTTCTTATTTTTCGGGTCTTTGTTATAGGATTGCTCGGCCTCTGATATGTTTTCGGAAAGGAATTGTTGCTCTTTCTTTTTTATCGCCTCACGCTCTTTGAGTCTGGCAAGTTCCCTCTGCATAACCTTCCTCTGATGAGCATCTTTTTCCTCGCTGATGGCCTTTTCTTTTTCCAATACAAGACGTTCAAACGCAAGTGATTCTTCGTCCAATTGATGATTGTATTCGAGTTTCGCCAATTGTTCTCGGGCGTTTCTTGCGTCATTTTTCCCGTTCTTGTTCTTATTTGCTTGGCGTTGCGCAGCTCCTTTCATGCGGGAATATCTTGCCAATTCCCGTTCTTCCTGCACCCCTATTTTCGATGCCGCGTCATTGGCAGACCGTACATTCTTGGCACTATCGTAAGTGCCCTCGTGCATGGATGCCCTCGTTTCGGCGATGTTGGCCTTACGGCGGAGGATTTCTTTCTGCTTTTCGTACTTCTGACGCGTAAGCGATTCTATTTCTGCTATCTTGATTACCTTGGCCTTACCCGTCAAAGTGCCCAACTCCTGCCGTTTCTTTTGGATTTCATTGTCAATCTTGATGTTTTCGGATTGAGAAACGGCCATATCGCGGTCAAGGGATTTCTCTTCCACGGCCATCTTTCCTTCCAAGTGGGCGTTTCTGACACCATTGGATAAAGTTTTCCCGATTTTACCCATCGCTTTGGATAATGTTCCGTCGCTGAACGAGTTGATAATACCTGTCGCTCCGGTCACACCGGTTTTCACTCCCGAAACCACCGCGTCTCCTAATCCTTTAAACGCGCTCTTTAAGTTCGCCCCAAAGTTCTTAACACCGTCTTTGACTTTCGCAAACGACTCGGCGGCATCTCCAAAATCGCCCTTGACAAACTGCCATACACCCTTTGCTCCGTTGGATATTACGGAGAATGCGTCACCAAATGCCTTTACCGCGGACTTCATGGCGGAAATCCACGACTTTACCATATCGATAACGGGCTGCTTGCAACCGCTAAAAACCTTCCATATCGTATCGCCTACGATAATGACAATATCCGTCAGCGATTGCATGATACTGCCGAGCGCTGCGGAAGAATACGCCATCAGGTCTTGTCCCTTTTTGGATTTGCCAAGCCAAGTATGGAACAACTTTAATGCCGCTGCGATGGCCATAATTACGGCGCCGACGGGTGTCGCTATCATGGCTCTCATGGCCGATAGAACGCCAAGAAAACCTTTTTTTACGCCACCAAGCGGAATACCCATCGATGCAAGTGCCTCGGATAGCTTGCTTGTAGCATCCTTGAATGATGTCGTAGTGCCCGTGGCGCTTTTTATATCTTCTTCTATATTGGAGATACGTTCCTTTGTCGCTGATATAGCGGCATTCAGGGCATTAACGTGTTCGGTGGATGTGGCATCAGCCTTTTCCTTATTCAGATTTGCAAGGCCTTCTTTACATTGTTCCAACTCGCCCTTTAGCGCATTTACCTGCTCCGCCTCTTCTTTTATGGATTTAGTACTTTCTGAGCGTTTCTCATTTTCTTCCTGAAGGAACTTCGTATATTCTTTAAGGTCTTCTATCCTTGCACGCTCTTTCTGATTAGCGTCATCGGCAGATTGGGACGCCTTAATATTGGCGTTTTCGGCGGCGTTTCCGGTCTCTTCGGTCACTCCGTTCAAACGATTGAGCTCATCCTGTAATTCCTTAACTCTTGATTTTGAGTCTTCTATGGCATCGGATATTTTCTGTTGAAACTCATCCTTATTTAAATCGGCAAGATTTGACGTACCGCCCTCGTCGTTACGGAAAACGTAATCCGCCGACTGCTGCCCCATGTTATACTTGGTTCCTTTAATCCACCCGACAAAACTGTTGTTATAATCGTAGTCTTTCTGTAATTCTGCGGTAATCTGCTTTTGGACTTCAAGTTCTTTCTCAAGTTCCGCCCGTTTTTGCTCTTTCGCGTTACGTTCTTGCTCTTCAAGTTCGTATCTGCGTCTTATCTCCTCGGCGGCGGCGTGTTCCGCATCCTTAATGGCATCAATGGTCGGAAGGCCCGTCTTCTGACGTTCTTCTATTTCCTCTATCTCCCGCTTTTTCCGGGCGAGCTGCTCTAATATATCCGCATGCTTTTGCTTTTCTTGTTCAAGATAATCAGAATTGGCGCCGTCTCCGCCATACATATTCTGTTCTATCTCCGCCTTTTTCTGCAGCAGTTGCTCATATTCTTGTGTCCTTGTCCTAAGTTCATCATCTGCTTGGCTACGTCCGCTCTCAGCGTCAAAACCGCGCTGAATGGCACGCTCATAGACTTCCGCTTTATCAGACAATTGCTCGTATCGCTCAGCCGCCTCGGCACGTTTCTTATTGAGTTCGTCAAGCGTTTCTCCGCTTGTATGCTCGTTCTCATAACAAGCCTTTATGGCATCATCATATTGTCTTACCTGACTTTCGGCAAGACTGACCTGTTCTTTAAGAACTGAATATTGCTCCGACAGGGATTTTAGTTCGGCCGTCTGTTCTTGTGGCGTTATTTCAGAATCCGGCTTTGACTCTCCTATATCGGATATTTTCTGACTGTAATCTCTTGCGTCAAATGACTTTCCATGCGACTCATCATTTCTTATTTGTGAAGAAAGACTTTCAAGCGCGTTAATCTCCCATTGGATTTTGGCCATCCGCCTTTCCGCCTCGTTCCCGATTTCGGAATCAACGGGCGAACTTTGATATACCGCATTAAGATGTTGCCATTCATTTCGCAAATCTTCTATCTGCGTCCTTAAATCTTTCTGAATGGCAGCATATTTTTGGGTATCTTCGGACGCTTTCTCCGTTGCGGATGATTGTTCTCTAAGAGCGTTCGTCTCCTCATGAGTTTTCACCGCAAGATTACCGGTCGCTCCGGTATTTACGACTTTCGCGCTTGCCGCAGATATGTTGGCAATAGCATTGGCACTTATCGCCGTGTTCGCCAGCGCTTGAGCCGCCGTCGCCCCTTCCATGCCGGACGTGACGGTCGCAAGTATGTTTCTGCCGTTCTCGTAGGCCGCATTAAGCCTATCCCATTCGGTTTGCGCAATACGAAGGATATTTTGCTGCTTGGACAATTGCTCGCTGACGGACATCATCTCGGCGGTGACGGAATTGCTGCCGTTCTTGCTCTTCATCTCCTCATATTGCCGGGACAACGCCTGTACACTTCTTGCCACCGCATCAATACGATGGCGCGCATCTTCCAAGCTGCCCATATCAGACATGGCGCCACGAAGTTTTTGCGCCGCATGAACGCCACTGTCACCGATACTGTCAAGGGCATCGCAGATACTAAGAATGCTCTTTTCCGCGTCAGATGCGTCAAACGTCATGTTTATCGCGAGAAGTTCGTCCAACTCATTCATTTTCTTACATAAATTTCATAAAATACTCGGAGACGTGAACGGGTTTGTCCGCCTTGTCATCCTCATTGTCGGTTTTATACGACGGTATCGACCTATTAAGAAGTACGACCGTCATGTATGAGCGATTAAATACGACCTCCTCGTAACTCATACGAAAATATTTCATCACGCCCTGAATCATAGACCACGGGGAGTCTCCTGCGGCTCCGTCATCATCTTCGTCCGTGTCAGGAAAGCGATAGAGGTCAAGAAAAAATTTCCACTGAAGGACTGTATGATATGCGCCATTATCTTCTCCCAAATAGGTTGGGTAATGCGCCTTTTTACATATCGCCCGAAGACTTTTCTCTTCCACGATTTCCTCGTCAGACACACCATGCAGGCATCCAATATGGCTTTCGCGTCTTTGTGATGCTTGAGCGTTCCGGCCAATACATTACCTATTTGCGGGATGTCATCATCTGAAATATCATTAACGGCCTCGCCCAACTCGTATATCTGATAAAGCGATAACGGTTTCATGTGGAATACCATAACCCCAACACGTATCCATTGGCCTTTCTCTCCGAGTGTGCTTACCACACGTCCTTTTTCTTCTTTTGTCATTGCAGGAAAGAAAAAAAGCGATGCGGCACGTTGCCACACCGCCCTAATGTTACCCTAAATCAATCTACCTTATGATGCGATATCTGCGGTCAGAGCCCAACGGGCACCATCTACTTCCGCGCCTTCTGAATCGAAGTGTGCGAGCTGTTTGAATTCCAAATGTAGATTCGGGAATCCACTCTTGCCAATCGTGCCAGCCTTAGTGACGGTGATGTCCATCTTTGCCCATTGGAACGTTTTGGACGGGAACTCATCAAAGTCACGGGTGACAATCTGAACGGCCTTCACAAGATTCACCTTCTTCGTCGGCTCTACGTTCCAGATGCCAACCTCGGTATATCCCAAAAGTGCCTGATACGTCTCTTTGGAGAGGTCGTATGTGTCAAGCGTGAATCCTTTGGTATCCAAACCGCTTTGCAATGATGCGTAGGGATTGTCACTGTCCTCAATTTCAATATCGTTCTTTCCCCCGGCGGAATCGTTAAAGGTAACACTGTCCTTTACGATAGCCAGGAAACTGTATCCCGTGAAAGACTCAGGGAAACCGCCAATTACGGGGTCTTCAAGTGTTACGGTAGAGATACCGTATGCTGCTCCTTTTGCCATATTGTTATCCTAATAAATCAAATTGTTAAACCTTGTCTTTAATTGTATGTTCACATACCATGTATTGTCGTTATCCTCGATAGGTCTTCCGTCCGAATAGGCCCGATAGTAACATCCGTCAATGAAAGTCTCCCCGATAAAAAGACTCATTATCTCCGAAGTGAGTTCCTTCAGTCTCCTAAGCGGCATTTTCTCGGTTGAGAGCGCCGGAACATGGACGTTGACGTTAATGGTCGCCTCCGATACAACATCATGCCTTACCATCGGCAGATGATTGACGACGATATATTCGCCGGTATCATTTGGGTCTTTTTCGTATTGCCGTATCTCTCCGCTGAAGTCCTCGTATGTCTCCTTGTTCAGGAACTGCTCGATGTTCTCGCAGAGAAATCGCCATACAGATTCGACCAAATCCATTCCCGTCATAACCTGCACAATCGTTTAATCATCTCGTCATGAAGATAATACCTCGTCAAATACAGGACATTATACCCTTTATTCTCGACATATCGGGCGTATGGCGCATCCGCCCATACCTTAACGGAAATTTTACCGTCTTTCTCCACGAGTTTGCCGCGTATGGAATGCCGTAGCGTTCCGGTGCGGTCTTTGTACGTTCCGTTCTCCTGCGCATGGGCAACACAATCATCGGGCAACGTATCTAAAGCTGCCATGACTCTATTTTTGTCAAACCGTCTCTTAATACGTTCTTTTAACTCCTCGACATTGGTTGTTATAGCCATAATTTCAGATACCGTTTCTTAAGCGTGAGAAATCCTTTTACCGTTAATGTCTTGTCTATTGTCCCGTCCGATTTCGATATCCTTACGGTATCTCCTTCTTTCGGGATAAGCGAATAGAGTTCTTTCTTCATCCTGGCGATGACCTCGTAGGAATAGACAAACTCCGTTCCGTCGTTAAGACGTGTCTTCGCCGCTGACGAATTGGGGAAGATAATGCACTTGCCGAAATCCTGCCACTCTTCCGTAGGTTCTTCGGGGTTGCCATTATCGTCGTATCCGTTATCCGTAACGGTAAGCACTTTCAGAGTGTCATCGTATCTCATGTGAACATGATAGTGGGCGAATCGTCATCGAGAAGGTCGTCGGAGATGTCAAGACCCGCGGCAGCGGCAAGCGCACGAATCATCTTCGCAATACGCTGCGTATCGTAGCTCTGTGACACTCCTCCGGCGTTCTCTGACGACAACGTTCTGCAGTTATTCAGACACAGTATGGCCGCATAGTTAACAGTTTGGAGATTATCCACGGAGTAACTGTCCGTAAAATCCCCGCCCCCGTAAGCTCCCTGCGCGTCGATGTAAAATTTTTCCACCGCATCGTCGGAAAGCGCATACGGTTCAATCGCGCCCTTTACCGCATCCTCGTTCGTCATTTATCCTTCTTTTCAGTTTTCGCCTTTTCAACGACTTTCTTTACAAGTCCCTTACGAATGGCGGCGTTTGCCCGCTCATCGTCCCAGTCAAGAGTCTCACCCGCCATGATGAATTTTGACGGGTGGAGTTTATCACGAAAAGACTTTAAAACAGTTACTTTCATCCGTTATCCCTCCTCGCTAAGATTAACCAAATCAATATTGGTGATAAGATTCGGATTGCTGATTTGCGGAATCCACTCTGCGGTGTATTCCATGTATCTGCCCTCCTTGTCACGATAATTGCTGATAAGCAACTGACCGTCACCTCCTGCGACATAGTTACGGCCTGGCACTGGGTCGGTGCCCTCATACGGCTCATGATGGCGCATATAACCAATCTTGTCCTGCGGCAAGAATGTAATATAACCATCCTCGTATACGGCGGTATTCACACCCTGCTGATTCTTCACATAATCCTCCTTGATTTCAATGGCGGGAAGACCGAGACCGGTAAACACATTACTTGCCATTTCCGAAGTGATAAGACCCGGATTCAGGTAGAAAGAGTTATTGCCGAGAACCATCTTGAACTTGTCATTGAACTCAGCGCTGCCGATGATATACTTCACGAAAGTTCCACGGCTCATAATCATCTTTTGATATCGGCCGTAGTCGGGAATCAACTTCTGAATCGTCGTCTGCAGATAAGTAATGAAATACATCTTACTGTCAACCACCACGTCGGAAGTCTCCGGCGTAAGCGTATTGAACGGCAATTCGATATTCAGGAACTCTGCGGCATCCTGCTCGGATACGGCGGCGTCCTTATTCTTCACAATGGCCGAACCCTTCATCAGAAGAGAACCGACAACCAAATCCATGCGCTTATGGGCAGCAAGAAGAACCTGACGATAGTCATCATACAGGAAATTGATAATCTCCTGAATAGCATCATTTTGGTCTTGACTGCGTGCCGTGTTATACAGGTCGATGAGGTCTTTCAAATCGGAAAGACGGTCAACGGACATCTGATAAGCGTCTCCGAGATAGGCCACCTCGCCATAGCCGTTACCAATAGAACGGCGCTCGCGAATAGGTTTCTCTCCGAATTGCGAGTTGATAGAACCAGCCATAACTCCCTGCACGCTACCAATGTAGTCTTTAAATACACGGGTCGTCGTGCGGCGGAAGTCAAGATACTGCTGCCAATAAATAGCATCCTTCCGGGTCTGATTGACGCGGTTGATGATAGCCCCTACAATGTTGGGGTCGTTAAAAAGGGTTTCAATAGTCAACATCATATCGCGTTTCCTCCTTATTCGTTATCGTTAAACTCAAAGCGTTCGCCCAAAGCCTTTCTATCGACCGTGGAGAACGGAATCACTAACTTGTCCGGCTCAATCTCGGCCGCGCGACGCAAAGCCGTCACAAGGTTGTCGCCTGCGGTAACCTTCCAATGGCCGTACAATGCACTGTTTGCCGTATATTTCGGCGTAGATGCATTACTGTCATACTCGAAGAGAACATCCCCTGCGATAAGCGTTAATGCGGTATCAACCGTTAATACGTCATAGTCGGAATTACTCGTGTCGATAGCCGTAACGGCCGCGGTGTTCGTGCCGTCGGAAATCTTCTCGCCGATATACGCCACCGTACCTTTCTTTACCTTAATCTCCGTTGCCGAAGACGCATCGGCATACACACTAATGTTACACACCAAATAGGCGTGCTTATTCACCAAATCGCAATAAAGTGGCGCAAAAGCGGGAATGCTCGTGCCCGTAGCGAGATTGGTGGTATCAAGACAGAACGCCCCTCTACGGCGGATTCCGGTCTGAACGTCATAGCGCTCCTCCTTTACCTCTTTTTGACTGAGGTTATACTTAAATCCTGCTGCCATAAGTTAAAAATTAAGTTGTTGCTTTGACCATTTCCTCGGTTCGCTTATTGATTGCGTCCGCAATATTCTTCGTTTCGTCCTGCTCATCCGGTTCTCCATCCTCGGGTTTGCCGCCGCCAAACTTATTGTTCGCTTGCAACTGGGCAAACCCCTTCATGTAGGCATCCAATTCCTCATCGGTGGAATCCCGTTTTGGTGTCAGAAACTTCAAATACTCCTCGGAAATCTTATTGGCCTTTGCCTTTTCTAACAACTTGGCATTGAACTCCTTTGCGGACTTCTCCTCCTGCATCTCGGCATTGGCCTTTTCCAAAGTGGCGATTTTCTCGGACAGAGGCTTATTCGCCTCCGTCAAAGCGTTTTTAAGGTCGCTAATCATTTTTGCGATTTCGTCCTTGGTGTAGGTATCGACTTTATCCTCTTCCGTTTTCTTGTCTTGCTCGTCGTCAGGCTTTTCGTCATTCTTTTTCTTGTCCGTTTTCTTGTCGTCTTTTTCGTCGGACTCGTCATCGGCTTCTTCTAATGGCTTGCCGTTCTTGAGTTTGAATTTCTTTTCGTAATTGGATACTGCTGATTTCTGCGCTTGGTCGGCTCGGTAATCGCCATAACTTTGCACCACGTCCTGAAGGGACACCCCGTTAGCAATTTCGGTTACTTTACCTTCGTCCGTTACGCCCTGCGCCTTCTTGTCTGCGATACGCTTTAATATCGGCTCGTCAACCCCATCGAATTTGGTTTTAAGCTGCGCCAATACTAATTCTGCAATGGTCATGATTAGAAAATTTTAAATGAATACTCTCGTTATCTTGAAAAACGACACAAAGATACCGAATAACAAAGGGCGTAAATTGTTTTTCACGAATTATGATTTCGTTATCTTGATTTAACGAAAAAAATACGGCCACCCTCACGGGCAGCCGTACTGCAAAGATTAAAAACCAAAATTAAACGAACATAGAATGATATAAAAACCTTAAGTTTGAACAGAATAACCCGTCATAGCCATACCACTGGCCGAACAATCGAACATCACGGCCGCAAAGCATGGCGAATCTATTACTACTCGCATACGGGTCTATCACTTCTTGCAATCTGAAATAATCAAGCGGTGATTTGCCATTAGACAAAAACTGTCCTGCCTTTAATACGGGCACTACCTCGCTGCGAAAGAATATCTCGCTATCGGTCATATCACGACTGCTTTCAATCGGCAATACGCCATTGTGCATAAACCACGTATCAGTCTGCGAATCGTGAAACGGGTGACAATTCTTTCTCGCTATCGACCCGTGCGTCGCCCATCTGAAGTGAATTAATACGGGTTCTTTTTCTTTACACGTTTTCAATACTCGCATGAATCTATCAAACGAAAAACCTTTGTAATTTACTTCGGGCGATACTAATCCGATACCGTCATGATTAACGTGATACGCCAACTTTAACAATTCTCTATCCGGCAATTCTCTATTGGTCGGTTTGTATATTATTACGCACATAATTTATCAATTTTAATAAATTTTCAACTTAAAGAAGTACCCTTAATTAAGGGCACTTCTACGATTAATAAAGTACTGTTTTTCAGTATCTGAAAGAAACGGTATATCTTCGATATTTTCTACATTTTCGGTCAGGCATTTGTCAAACGAAAACTCAATCAGTTTACGCAAGAAATTCAACCACTTAGAAATCTTTTCATATTCAACAGTACCCGAATGCTGCCTGAATTCAATTGTTTTATGTCGGCGGTATGCGTCCGGATTTACCTTTACATATCTCGGGCAAGCCATGCTGCGGCCGACGACATTATAAATGTCTAATTTGGTATAACAATTCGAAAAGTCAAAGCCAATAATCGACTTGCAAAACATATTATTACTTGCCCGTCTTGACCGTGGCATGAACGTATCAATTGCGCTTTCTAACTTCTGATAATTTTTGAAAATGTTGATATAATGAGTATCTGAAATACTGCTCGCATCAAAATGTATATGCAAGCCAGTAGATTTGTTTACGTCAGCACCGACCTCGGCAAGCGCATCGCACACCAATTTTAAAGACGTTTCGCCTTTCTTACCTTTTAAAATCGGTGATACAACTTCATTGGCATTATTGCCGTTAATGCTACCGTCTGAAACGATTTTGTAATGATGCCTTGAATCGGTGTGATTATAGCATTCACTTTCAATCGCAATTTGTCTGCTGCGGACAGCATTAATAAGCGCATCACGTGTAAAATTGAACGCCTCGATTTCAACGCCGAATGTAAGATTATTAATCTTGTAATTTGGTGTTGCTTTCGTCGAATTGAAAATAACTTGCACGTCAAAAGGTGTCAGGCCGAATTCTATCAACTTGATTCTCTTTGTCGTTCTGCTACCCTTACCGTTCATTACTTCTGCAATCTGTTCGTTTAACGTTTTCATACTGTTTGATTTTTGTTTGTGAAACATTTTATTTATTAAATCTGCTGCAAATATATAGTGTTTATTCTATTTACAAAATTTTTTATTTGTTTTTATGCTATCTTTTAATATTTATTATCATATTTAGCCTACAATTTACATTTTTTTGCTAAATATAGGGTGTAATTTATATTTTTGTACTATTTTCTTTTGTTTTTCTTTTTTATTTATTACTTTTGTGCCATATTTATATATATTATATGCTACATGGATATTAAAAAATCTATCAAACGACACGGATGGAGCCTTTCAGAATTGGCAAAAGAAATGACCGACAAAGACGGAAATAAAGGTGTCTCTCAGCCAACGATGTCGATAATGGTAAACGGAAATCCGACCATCAACAAACTTAAAGAAATCGCTGACATTATGGGAATAACCGTCTCAGAACTTTTGTCGGAGGACGAACGCCCAGCACAAATCATTTGCCCTCATTGCGGAAAGGTAATTAAAATTAAAGTAGAATGACATCCATAAATCAACGAATTAAGGCGTTTTTACGGCAGGAGGGTATAACAGTCAATGCCCTGGCCCGGCGGCTCGGAGTGCATCAGCAAACATTACATAACTATGTAGAGTGCGGGCGTGCTCCGTCTTATGATTTCATCGACAAACTGCTCACGGCGTTTCCCGACCTTTCGGCCGAATGGCTGGTGCGAGGTTCCGGTGATATGCTTTTATTGAGTGGAGCGACAAAACAAAATCAAATTGTGTCGTTTCCGCACGATTTTATTCAATTGACAGAAATATCAGACGAAGATACTGGAACAATGTCAATTTTTATTCGCAAAAGTTCAATCACGGCAATCGAGGAAAACCAATTCCGTACAGTAATTGCCGATGGTATCAAGTTCTCCGTATGTGAAACGAGTGAGGAAATATTGAGCGTTATCGACTCCCGCAAAAATTTTCAAACATGAAGAAAAACAAATCCCCCCGCGGGCAAGTATTCACGGAGAAGTCCATTCGTGACTTTGTGGGCGTCAGAATAGCGTCAAGTGGTGTTACGCATATGGTCGGGAAGTGCCGGAAAATGAAATTCCACGCCGTTACAAATCACCGGATGATGTCGTTCGTATAATTAAAAGGCATTTATTGACTTTAACACCTCGATAATTTTATTAAATCACTCTATATTAAGACGTATTTCATTACTTATTGAGTAATCGGACTATGTTTGATACGGTAAATTTAAGGATAACACAGGACGATGCGGGCGGATTTTATATACCTTTGCAAATTTAATATTCGATTTGATTAGCGTCTATTTCTTGTAGTTTGATATCATAATCACCAAATACATGCTTAAACTCATGCAAATCGCTCTCGTCTTTGTCGGTAATTTCAAACCCGCGCAAGTGCTGCCCGTCTTCGTCATTTTCATAGAAACGATATTCTCTCAGTTTTTCAATAACCGTATCGATGTCGGTAAATACCCCCGATAATTGGTCGCAAATATAAAGTAAATACATTTCTTTTTAATTTTTATGTGCGGGTGGTTAGCCCGCACGTTACTTTTTAATCCGTCATCTGAAAATAGTAGTCAAATTCTTCGCCTTTTAGATTCTCACGCGCCCAGTCATTTGCCTTGTGATATAAATCGGCATAAAGTTTAGAATATGCGATATTGCCTTTTTCGTAATGATACCAACAAAGCCTATTTAACGCTATAACTAATTCAGTTAAATATTTGTAATCGGTGCGCCATTCTTTGAATGCCCGATTGAACGTGTCTAAAATTGCGCTTTTGCCAAATGCATCGGCAATTCTGAAATCCATGATAAAAGTTGCCATGTTCGTTTGTTTTAGTTGTGGGCGGCTGGTTGGACCGCCCATTACCTTTTAAATCAAGTTACACTTCTTGAAACATCGCCACTCGCGCTTTTCGGTGTCGAAATACGTCTGCACTTTGTCACTTGCGCGTCTTGCACCAATAATGCTTGGCACAATGTCGCCTTTCAATGTACCGAACGCCTGCCTAATGTCACCGTTTACTTTTTTAAATCGAAATTCGACGATACCAGTAAACAATTTAGCGCGTAATTTAACATTCGCCCATGCAACCTTCAATGCATCGCTCATATTAAATCCGTTTTCTTTTACGAAAGCCCATGCGAGATTCATAATCTCTTGCAGTTTGATTTTGTTTGAATTGCTCATAATATTAATAATAAACTTGTTACGCTGCAAATGTATGTATTTTTATTGTCATATATGTTATTTTGCATTATTATTTAACTACTTTTTGCCAATTATGTATGCTTTCATGCTATCATTTACATTCGTTAACCAAAATAAAACACATTTTTACATTTGCATACAAAAGCACTTAAAAGTTTGCACTTTTGCATATATTTTGTAATTTTGCAGCGAAAAATATAAAGATATGGCAGAATTGAGATTAAAAGAAAAAATCAAGGAGTCAGGAATGACGCAAGAACAGTTTGCGAACAAGTTGGGAATTTCCCGTATATCATTCGTTCAGGCACTTGCAAGAAAGAAATTCTCTTTGGAGAAACTTGAAATGTTTGCGGAGATTTTGGGATGCAAGGTTACTGACCTGATTGACGACGGAGAACGTCCGGCACAACTTGTATGTCCGCATTGCGGAAAACCGATAGCGATAAACATAACAAAAAGTGACACTTTGACGGAAAATAACCGCGAAAATGCCACTTGTGTAAAATAAGAAGTACTGACAAAATGTAAATTATTGGGACGTGTCCTCTTCAGACTGCGAACTTTGGGCGATGGCCACCGCTTTGTCGATTTCCATCTGCTGGTCGGAACGCATTTCGTCCATTATTTCTTTCAACTCCTCGTCAATGTGGTCTATATTGCCAATAAACCGCATGGCGTGCTGATTGCTCCACACCCTGGCGTCCTTAGCCTTGATAGCGGTATTGACACGGGAATCGATGTCGTCAATGGTATATGGGACGATTTCCGTCTCAATATCTATTGTTTCGGCCGCATCGGATAGGGATACGTTCATGTCTCCGATTGCGCTCACAAGAAAATTGATGCGTCTTTGAATGAACTCTCCAACCACCTCCTCATGGTTTCTTACGGCCATCTCCGCGCCGATAAAGTAATAATGCCATGACGTTCCGCTCGGCGGTGCGCTGCCTTTCAACTGCTCAAAGGAAATCCTCGGAGTATTGGTCATGGAGTACATCATCTCGAAATACGTATCGGTCTCAAATTTAATCGTCTCCGGCACTTGGTTCCACGTCAGATAAGACGCACTCGCGCCCGTTCCGTGCATTTCAATGACATGATTTTTCAGCCTTCCGCCAACGTTCTTTACATCACCATACAATACCAAATACGGGAAGAAGTGGTAGTCGACACAATCAGCATAAGATGATAGCGTCTTCTCCGTTCTTTCGCGCATTTTCCTAATTTTGTCGCAATACGGTTTCGGCCGATACATATAACAAATGGGCATTTTCTTGAATCCGTGTTTTACGGTCGTTTCTTTCCACCCTTTTCCGGAAGGCTCTATGGTACAAATAACTTCAGGAGTGATAATCATGTAATGAGACATCATTGTTCCGTCATGTTTTTTCTTATACTCTCGCATGAACGCAACCAAATCGTTTCCGTCGAAATACGGCCAAAGCCTATCTCCCCTGAACGGAGACCACATCTCGCATTTAAGCCGTTTCTTGGGCTGCGTTGCACCGACGAACCAACTTTTTACCTTTCTGACGAACTTCCTCCATACGCCATCTGTATCATCAACGACATACCAATACTCAGCGACCTCCTGCTCGGAAAGCCATGCCCGGACTTCCTTTTTGTTGAGGAATTTTATCCGGTTTTTCCTCATCGTCAGTTTCAGCGCGGCTAATAGAGCTTTCTCCTCATCGTCGTTCGGCTGGCAATTCAGCATCGGCTCACTTCCGACTGTAAAGGCCGTTTGTATATTGACTATATCCTGCTCAATGGGAAGGGCAATGCGATTGACCGGCTGCTTTTCCTTCTTCGCATCCTTTTTATACGTCCTGCCTTTTGAGTCCGTGACGATCTTTGCCTTTTCGATGACAATCTCCTTGTCCGGATTCAGTTTTTCATTCATTACATCGTGACGTTCAATAAACCACGCATCCATGTTATGTTCCGTGTCAGGTTCTCTTCGCCACCCACGGCCATCCTTTAGCTCATTTATCCTCGCCTCGACGGGCAATGCCATAATCTCATCTATCGTCATATTTTAAAAATATTGTGCGTTATCCTGTCGTGTTTTTATTCTCCCAAGCAATTCACCAAGAACCCAATATCTTGCGGCATCGATTCCGTGATTCCACATATCCACGGGACGGTTAATGTAATTGCCGTTCATGTCCTTGTCCCAAACATAAGACCGAAATTCCTTCATCAGGTTGAAAGAACCTTTTACCACATGAATGCGTTTTCCTTTCATGAAGTCAATGCCTGCCATTACTGAACCCTGCCCCTTCTGAACGGCATAGATGTCCACACCGCCAAGATAGATTTCCTCTATCAGCCGGGGGTCTGCGCTATCGGCAATTACACGCGTCCCATTACCATTCAATCGGGATATAATGTCCTTTGATAGCATTCCTCGCTCATAGAACAATTCCTTTAAGTATATATCATCTCCCATAATACCGCAAAGTACTGCGGCAGTTGGGTCTTGACTGAATCCGAAGTCCAACCCGATTCCCACGTGGTCACAGTCAATTGGGAAGTCGTCACATTCATATATCGTCTTGAATATGGCGCCATCCGCCACGTCTGACCATTGACCCATGACCTGATGAGCGTACTTGTCCGGTTCTTGCTTCTTCATGAGAGTTACCTCACGCAAGAACTCCTCGCTGAGGTTGTCCTTATTGTCAAGGTATGATGTGTGTATGTGGAGCACGTTCGGATGCGTTGAAATCTGCACCGGCACGCCATCATACTCGACCATTTTATGCGTATTCTCAATAAACCGCTTATAGACCCAGTGATTGGAGTCCGTAGGGTTCATGATGATGAGGATGTAGTTCTGCAAGTGTTTCTGACGAATGGAAAGCATGATGGTCTCAAAGTCCCGCTCTGATGTCCACTCCTCAGCCTCGTCAACGACAAAGCAACTAATTCCATGAATTGACTTCAGTTTAGCCGTTTGGTTTCCGGATGACGTTTTTATACCACGGAACATAACCTTTGAACCGGTTAATGTGTTTTTAACATCCGTCTTTGTCGCGGTAAAGTACTTTGACGTACCTTCCATTTCCGCCTTTTCAAGAAATTCCGGGATAATGGAAATACCTGCCGACACCATCGTGTATCGAGTATAAAGTATCTGATGGGATATGCGCTTAAATGTATCGTTTTCTTTTATCCTCTTCATCTCAAACGTAAGCCGTTCTATGAATGTGGATGCATTAAACGATTTACCGCTTGCGCGCCCTCCCGTCAAAAGAATAATGAACTTGTCCTTATTCTCATACAACGGATAATATATCGGCTGGGGGTGTATCATTCCTCCATCTTGCCTTTAATCCACTCGGAAATGTCAACGCCATGCTCCGCATCAGTCACTTCCTCTGGAACATTGCCCTTTTGGATGTCGCGCCATTCCGGGTCATGATGATACAGCCATGTCGCCATGCCTTGAATTGACGGAGGGACACAGACGGTCTGCTCGGTCGTCTGAATTTCAATGTCGCCCGTCTCCTCACCTTTGGAGTCTCTCATTTTCCTCTTTACGGTTGACACATTCTTTGATTTCCACTTCCCGAGGATTGTTGTAAGAAGCGTCGCCTTTACGACACGATTGTTTCTTATTCGCGCAGACGTTAACACTTGTTTTATTTTGCTGCTCCTTGACTTATTCTCTTCTTCTGACCACGGCGCATATGTGCCGTTTTTCATGTCGCTGAATGTGGTCGGTTCTAAGTCAAGATAATCAGCCGTTTCCGCGTCCGATGCCCCGTTCATGGCGGCCTGCATTATCTTAATGTAAAAGTCGAGTCCGTCATAGTTGTATTTCGGCTTTACGCCACGGGCTTTTGCAGGGAGAATGTTCGCGTTTTCGTTCATAACTGTTCTCTTTTAAATTTACTCCTCGTCAAGTATAGGCTCGCAAATCGCATCGAATTTCTCGCCTTTTACCATTTTCATTTCCACGGGATATCCGAAACGTTCCATGAAAGCGCACTTGTTCTGCCATGTATCAAAAGACAACACCACATAAGCGTCCATATTCGCCGCCGTTTCTATTGCCTGCTGCTTAACCTGTTGTTTGACGGCTTTCATGTGTTCGATTTTATCCTCCTCTGACGGTTCTTCTTGCTTCGCAGCATCACGAATTTCCCGCCGTGCATCCATCTCCTCACGATGCTGCTGGTCGCGCTCCCGAGTTAGTTCCTCAAAGGCGTTTTGCATTTGCGCCTCACCTTCCGTCTGCATGGTATAATCAACGCCAATGATGTCAAGGTCGTTTTCGGTCAGTCCGGCGTTTTTGTAGTCAAAGTCGCCATCCCCAACCATCTCACGGAGCATGTCATAATCCCACGTGCCGCCGACGTTGGGATTATTCAGCGTAACATTCAATTCCTTTTCAGTTTTCTCGTCAACGTCTACAAGTTCACACCGGATAGAGTAGTCGGTTTCGGGATTATTCACGTCATATTTGTAAATATCATCCAAGACGGATATCTTCTGATGACCGCCTACGATGGTGTTCCCCGTCCGCTTGTTAACGACAATGCCGCCGACGCAACCGTATCGCTTGATAGAACGTTTCAATTGCTTTTTGCCCTCGTCGT